TTGGATTCATTCTGATAGTCAAGAGAGAAAAGTCTTCCTTGAATATCTAGTTTGGATGGAAAGCGAGATAAATCAATATCTCGTATGGTCAATGACATAGGGTCATCGCCAAGAGCCAGTCTCAAACCAGCAGGATCAGGAACAATACCTTGCTTTCGGTAGAATTCGTAAATGTCCTTGCAGACGTTGTAGACACGGGGTTCGAATCCACAGCTTGCGTAAGCGAAACCGACAGCTGAAGCCATAGTGCGTTCAGGTGTTGGGCTGCGTGCTTTTGTGTGGTAGAATTGCGCTAATAGCGCATCCGGGTCGCGGTGTGGCAATCCATTGTGATTGTAGTACGATAGTACTTCACAGCCATTTAACGTGTTAGACATTTTCGATTTCTCGACTGCAATGATTGAACCAAAGTAGTAAGATGCTTTGGTTTGCATAACAGCAAGGAATGAAGCATGTTGATTCGGAGGAATCAGTACGTTAAGGCGTACGAGGGAGTCGTCGCCCATGAGTTTCATGATGAGTTTTCTGTTTAAATGGAAGCCTAGGGAGGAGAGAATTGTGCATATCATAGTCATATTGTACATAGAGTCTAAAAACTGTGTGATGTACAAGCCAGAGGGTATACCAGCGTGTTTTCGTTTGTAAACTCGGCCATCAGGCATGAGGATGGGTGTGTTTTCAAAAGCTTCGAGAGTCCAGTCCCAGAGTCTTTGAAGTGCATCTTCTTGATGTGTGTGCCAGGTTTGTTGTGTGTTGGGGTAGTTCACGGTTGGAACGTAGCCTTCACCAAATGTTACGAATGTACGCATTATTCTAAATAGGTCACGGATCACGGTGAAATGAGCATATTTGTCAAATCGTTTCCAGTCTATCATTAAAAATGAAACACGGAGGTAGCCAGTGTATAGTTCATTGTTGAGATGAAGCCAGCCGCCATTGAAGGTTTCATATCCCCAGAGGAGGGGTGTTGATTTAGTGCGTTTTGCCCAGTTGAAATAAGACCAAAAGAACATAATTTGTGCGAGTATCCATGGTTTTGGAACTCCAAATATCGTTCGGGCCTTGTCAGGGTCATCTCGTTTGACG